CTGTAGGGGTTATGCTCATAGGGTACTGAGTAGTAAGGGATACGTGTAGGTTTGAATGGGTTGAGTACAAAACGGAGTACTTCACCATTACAGATCCAAACGTTACAGTTTACTTCGTCCAAGTCTTTCAATGACTTAGGGATAACTACTCCATGCTCTTCAAGTACGGATGTATCAACAAAGCCCCAGAACTCTAGAACTTCCCAACGCTCAGAGGCTGGCTGTGTATCGTCATCCTCCATAGTCATTTCCCAGTACTTCTGAATGTAGCTAGGGCCTTTATCAATAGCCATACCGATTGAATCAGACATAAAGTAAGGACGGGTCTTTAGTGAGCGTAGCTGTGTGCGAGACATCTTATGACGCTCAACCACATACTCTGCATCATTCATAGACTTAGCTTCTGGGTCAGGATAGAAGTCCCATATAGAAACATGACTACACTCAGGAACAGTCTTTACAAGAGGGTCATACTCACCCTGATCATCCCAGTTAGGGTATTCCTTATCTACAGCAAACGGGCCTTTCATGACACCCGTGCCAAGTAGAGCCATCTCAAATGCCATAGAGCGTAGATGCGTAGAAGCACCAGACTCTTGAAGCTGATCATGGATCTTCTTTTCCATCTTCTTAGCTGCAATCATAGCAGGATGGAATGTAACGGTAGTAGGAGTAGTACCATCACCCTCAATGATCTTATCTGATACTGCTTCTAGCTTACTAGATAGTGGGCCAAGACGCTTAGACAGATCTGCTAAAGTCTCACCTGGTTCTAGCTTAGTGTTGCCATCAAGTAAGTATGGTTGTGCTTTGCCTTGCTGTGTTACAGGCTTTAGTGCATCACCAGCAGCTGCAGCATTAGGATCAACATTAATGTGTACCGACTCAGATACTCCATCAGGAAGCACAGAAGGGTTTACAGACAGAGGAAACTTGTTATTACCGAATAGTACGTCTACGATCTGACCGTATGCTGCAAGTGTTTTAGTCTTAGTGACCTTAACAAATACACGAGACTTCTCAGTGTCAGTGAACTGTACATCCTTGCCATACAAGCCACGATAGTTACGATAAGCACGTAACCAGCGTTCCTCATCAGCAAAGCGAGAGTCCTCAGCACGTTTGTAGCGCTCTTCTACAAAAGCTACTACACTTGATTTAGTCTCAAAGATACTGTCAGTACTGTCTTCTGCAGCTACGACATCATCTGTTTCAAACATTTCTTCTTGTTCTGCCATTATCAATACCCGAATGATGGATCACTAGCCTGAAAGCCAGTGCGTTGTTTTGCTGGGTTGTAATCCCATATGCTGCTACGTGGACGTGTCATGATTCCATATCTTAGAGCGTCATATAAGTGATCCTCTGCATGAGTATCAACATCTTCTGGGTTTCGCTTGTCCAGAGGAATACTAGGTATCTGTGCAATAGTGTTTGTACAGTTATCCATAAATACTAGTTGAGGCTTCTCAGTGAACTCATCCACCTTTAACCGTCTATGTATCTCGTTCTTACCTGCGACACGTGAACCTCTTGACCTGTCAGACGGACGCCAGCGGCACCCTTTTTGATTCATCTGCTCTGCCAAGCTAGGCCCAGTGTCGCCACGGTTGTGCCATAAAGAACTGTCGAGCACCCCGTATCTCATTGTACCATCTTTTGCCTCTGCTTCCAAGATTAAATCTGCTAGATCAGAAGCTGTAACTTTGGAGACATACATCTCACGGTACACAATTACTTGTTCATCAGGTGCTACAGCAAACCACAGAACACCAGTGTAGCTACCATAACCGTAATCGCAAGCCCTAAACTTTGCCCAAGAGTCAGGGATCTCGAATGCGTCCACGACATGTACTTTTCTGTCAAACTCTGGAAAGGCAGCACCCTCATTAACATCCCAGTTACCTTCAAGTAGCTGCTTACGCTGATGCTCTGGAAGCGAGAGAAGCATTGCTTCATAGTCGCCAGCGTCAGATAAGTACGGATTGTCAAATAGAGAGGCTGGAATAAAGCGGCGTTTAAATAGTGGTATACCTTCTTTACTATGCCCTTTAGGGAAAGTAATCGTGTCGCCTGTTTCAATATTAGTTGCCCAAAACGACTGACCACTGATTGCAGGGTCAATAAACATCTTTTTAACCCAAGCATGGCCGCTCCCTCCAGGGTTTGTTGTAGCTCTCATGTATAGCCCAAGATCTGATGCGTGTGCAGATCTTAAGCGTGATCTCATATAATCCCAAGCGTAAGGGCTAGACCATTGGGTAAGCTCATCGAACCCAATCCAGTTAAAAGCCTGACCTTGGTAGCGTGTGACATCCGTGTCTTTATCAAGATAAGACATCCAAAGTCTTCCACCCTGAGGAGAAGTCCATTGAGACTTACGTTCCGACCACTTAATTCCTGGTATAGCACGAGGATATAACTCCTGACTCTTTTGTATAAGTTCTCTTAGTTCTTCTGTAGTGTGTCTTACTAGTAGACCTGAGAAGTTAGGGTCATTCAATCCATGTAGAGGGTCAGCCAACATGGCGTAGCTCTTACCCCCACCAGCTGCTCCACCATAAAGTACCTCACGTTCTGACGCACTAAGGAAGTTTGTCTGTGGGCCTGGGTTAGGCTTGAATACTATCTGCTGAGCTTCCTCAACATCATACTCAGCTGCTTTAACTTGTGCAGGTACAGTATCTACAACTGGTTTAACAGCTACTTCAACTGTCTCTGTCAGGTTCTGTGTAGGCTCCTGCACCTTTTCTTTCGAGCTTTTCGATTTGCTCAAGCGTTTCTTGGAGCCACTTGGCAAGCTTGCGTTTAATTGCAACTGCTTTTCTACGTTTCTGCTCAACTTCAATTCTCTTCTTTAACCCTGTGAACGTTATGGTTCTACCAGTCTCTTTACTTAACCAATGTGCTACTGCACGATAACTATACTGCTTAAGGTGACGCTTTGCAAGCTCTAAAGCTTCAAGTTCTGATTCAATGGGTAAGAGTAGTCTGTCGTTCTCAGGATCTATCCTGTAACCAAAGGGTATCCTCTTTGTTATCTTAACTATAGGGTGCCATTCTTTTGTGTGGTTCTTGGGAGGTAGTGGTAACTGCCAGAACCCTAAATCTCTCTCAGGTATTATTCGTTTGAACCTTCTTTTGGTGGCAGATAGAAGATGCCTCCGCCAGATGTTACATCTATTTTGTCTACCTTACCAAGTCCTGCACGATCTAGCAAGTCCTTAGCTGCAACCATCTTCTCTTTTATGCCTAGCTCTGTAGGGTCATACAAAGCACCTACCATTGCCATAGCAGCCTTAGGAGCAGTACGAGCGAAGTAGGTACGTGTTCTGTCACCTATCTCATCCTTGAGAGCCTCTACAATAGCAGAAGTGCTAGACGCAGGATCGTAACCTGCCATCTTCTTAGCAGCTACAGCATCGCCACCAGCCTCATCAAAGAGTACCTCTAAGAATCGCTGTTGCTTTTCTGTTAGCGTTTTAGCCATGTTATTTCCTTAATTACCATTACTCTTCTTAATCAGTGACTTTGCGTACCCTATAGCGTGGTCTTTGCGGCGTGTGATTATAATAACTTTTCCATCTTTATCATAGACAACATAGCTACCATTCTTATTGTGATGTATTATCACAGCCCCTCATCTTACCACTTACCTTGTTTCACACCTATGATGTACATAAGTATTAACAGTGCGCCTACACCTGCTATTGCTACGGCAACACCTATAGACAAGTTAATACAGTTGTCTATGAACTCTTGCTTCTTGTAGACTAGCTCACGTTGTTCTTTACGTTGCTGTGCTTCTATACGTACTATCTCATCCCAAGCACTAGGCCCATATGTCCAAGATATGTGCGACTTAAGCTCTTCACGCATCTCTTTGAGCTTCTGCTTCTGAGACCATATGTCTAATGCACTAGATTGATTATCACTAAACATCTTGTACATAGGAGGGTTCTTAGCTTTACCCTCCAAGAAGTCTAAATCACTTACAGCCTTAGACCACTGAGATACTGCACCAGTCATAGCATTAATGTCACGCCCTACGGCTACAGCTTTCTTGATACCATTGTAAGCTGTAGTAGCAGCCGCCATAGCTGTAAATGGATCAATCATGTTACTGTGCTATATCTCTATGATCACGGTTGATATA